CTATTAACGATAGTATTATTGTCAATTTAGTTGACGGCACAGTAACTCTTGAAAGCATTGCCAACATCACAACACAGCTTCGTAATATTATTGTTAACTTCACTCCAACTTTCGAATAAATATGACTACTATCTTAAATAATTCTAATTTACAAATAAACACTATCAATATAAGATACGAAGGCAATATAAAATTCAAGCCAGGCGGTGCAACTAGAACTCCTTATGTGCAGAATAATGGCGATATTATTATCACAACCGATAATTCTACAAATTATTCTGTATTAAAGGTAACTGTTAGAAATAATCAAGAAAATAATGCATTGTTTGATAGTTTTTGGTATAATAACGGAAATAATGTAATTAGCTATGGAGCAACAAGACTAGTTAATGCATATCTAATGGAAATTCCAGAAAGAGAAGAGCAAGGCACTACGGAATACGAGTTTCAAGCAAAATCTATTGTAATATAATATGATATCTATTAAGTTAAAACAACCGCTTACAATACAAGCAAAAGTAAATGATGTATGGACTTTCATTAACATTGATGAGCTTTATATAAAAGAGCCAGTTGTAAAACATAAATATCTTACTTTAAGATTAAGAACATTGTTTTTAAATGCCGTAAGAAGCTTGACAGACCAAAAGCAAAAAGAAGCTATTGAAAGCGAAAACGAAGGCAGGACTTTATCAGCGAAAGATGTTAAGGCAATTATATCTTTCGCACAATGGAGCGAGGCAGACCAAGTAGATTTTTATAAAAAATGCCAAGAGCTTTTTAGCGAGGTTGTTTTTAGCGATATAGATTGTAAAAAAAATATTAATAAAAGTGATTTTGTTAATATGTCGCAACAAGATGAAGAGAATTTAATAGCGGAGTATTTTGCTAATTTTTTTATCAATTCGTGGATGAGCCAACTAAATTAGATAATAGTATATGCGATATTGCATATTTTTATCAAGGCTCAGCCACTTTTGAATGGTTAGAAAATCAACCATTATCAAAAATAAAATTGTTAGCGGATAATGCTAGCAGAATTATAAAACAACAAGACAATGTCAATAAAATACATCCTAGAAGCCGTAGATAAAATAACACCTACATTAAAAAAGGTTCAGGCATCTTTTGATAATATGAATAAAAGTTTCGACAAAACTAAAAACTCTTTATCAAAAAATTCTATTGAATTCGAAAAATTTTTTAACAAAATACAGCAATCAGTAGAAAATACTGGTAAAAAACTTCGCAATTTTGGCTTAGAGCTTACACCTGTAAGTCTAGGTTTAGGTATGCTTGGCAAATCAGCATTGCAACAAAGTGCGAGTTTTGAAACATTAGCGATACAATTGGAAATTCTAACTGGCTCAGCGGAGAGAGGTAAAGAGCTTTTTAATAACTTGACTAGACTTGCCGCAGAAACTCCATTTAGCTTGAATGAAATAGTAAAGTCGACAAGAACAATTTTAGGATCTGGTATTAGTTACGAAAAATCAATAGATACTATTAAAATGCTTGGTGATGTGTCAGCAGGTTCAGGAGCTAATCTTGAATCACTAGCAGTTGTATTTGGGCAGGTTGCTGGTGCCACTAAATTACAAGGGCAGGATGCTTTACAGTTTATATCTAATTCTATACCTATATGGCAATTGCTAAATAATTCTACTGGGCTTTCGGTAGAACAATTAAAAAAACTATCTACCGATGGTAAAATTAGTTTTGGTATGTTGCAGGAAGCTTTAAAAAAAGCAACCGAGCAAAACGGTATGTATTACAAAGCAACCGATAAGTTATCAAAAAGTTTAAGCGGTGTATTTGCCAAGTTAAAAGATGATGTTGATATGGCATTAGCAAAAATTGGCGATAATGTGGTACAGACTACCGATTTAAAAAACAGTTTAAATGATGTATCGGTTGTTATTTCTAAATTAACCGAAAAATTTAATAATTTAAGTCCAGAAACTAAAAAATTTATTGTTTATTTTGGTATTGCAACAACTTTATTAGCTCCTTTATTACTTGGTTTGGGGCAGTTAGTTATAACATTTAGTATACTTGCTGGCTCTATTGCTTTTTTAACAAAAGGTTTTATTGGTTTAGGTTTGGCAATTATTCCTATTACTGTTTTAGCTGTTGGTTTATATACACAGTGGGATAGTGTTATAATTGTATGGGATTATGCTATTGATAAACTAAAACAATTATGGGAATGGCTAACAAAAGTTGCTAGCATTGGTATAGGCAAAATTGCTAATCTTTTTGGTTTTAACAATAGAATGCAAATTGAAACAACATCTAATATTAATACAAGCAATATTAATAATAATAAATTACAAGCAGGCGGTAGCTTGGATATCTTTTTTAACAATATGCCACAAGGCACAAAAGCTAACTTTACTCCTGCCCCTAAAAACTTTATGAATGTAGGTTTAAATACAATATATGGAGGTGTTTAATGCTTGATTTAAGTTTATACGATGAATTTAGTTTAAATGGGATTAATTGTTATTTACAATCTACTACCTGCAATGGAGGTAGAAAGGTTGTTAGCAACGAATACCCCTACCGAGATTTAAGATATATACAAGATTTGGGAGGGCTTGAAAGAAAATTTACAATCAATGTTATAACGGATGATACCGAAGGTTTTGAGAATAAAAAGAAGCTTTTAAAAATGCTTGATGATGGCGGACAGCTAGAAATGAGCCACCCTGACTATGGCGATTTAAAAGTATTTTGTTTAAGCTATACAGCCGAGAATGATTATATTAAAGAAGTTGGCTTGACTAGAATTAGTCTAAACTTAGAGGTTGCATCGCTAAACATATTCCCTTTAACAGCAAAAAAGAAGGGCTTTTTAGCAAGATTAAAATCTGCTATACTTGGCAAAAACGAAGAGAAGTTTAACAAGGCTTGGAAAACGGTTAAAAAAGTTAAAGGAACTTTCGATAATACTGTCAAGACAATAAATTCGGTTTCAAAGAAAATGAAACAAGTTGCTAAAAAGATACAAGGTGCTGGCGATGGTTTTGGCAAATTTACAAGCGGTTTAAATAATCTAGCATTATCAGCAAAGCAATTAGTGCAGTCTCCTACTTTACTTGTTGCGAACTTAAAAGCTAATTTTAACAACCTAGCAACTGCATATTCTACCGCCAAGGATGTATTTAATATTGCAAAAGATTTAGCTAAACTAAATTTTAATGATATAAATATGGATGGCAATAGTCAACAAATAACTAACTATATTGTTAGCTCTGCAATGGCAACTTGCTATGAACAGGTTGTATTAATAGATTATAAAACAACCGATGAAATTGATATTGCTATAAAGGAGCTTGAAACTGCTTTTAAAAATATGCCGTCCACAATTGATAAAGAGATTTACGATTTACTTAATCAAGCTAGAATTGAGGCTATGAACACTTTAAATGCCCTTGCTATATCATTGCCAAGCTTAAATAAAATAAACATAAATAACCCTATTAGCTTAACTAATTTATGTTATTCTTTATATGGCAATCTTGATTTATTGGAAACAATATCAAAGCTAAATAAAATTATTGACCCTACTGCGATTAGCGGTGATATATGGATACTAAAAAATGCCTAATAACATAATAACAGCGGAAGTAAATGGAATTGCCTATGGAGGTTTTATAGAGGCATCTATAAATCACTCGATAGAAAATTTTGCGAGAAGTTTTTCATTGTCAATAGTGCAGAGCGATGAGTTTAATTCGCCGATTAAATTACAAGACGAGATTGTTATTTATATTGACGATATCAAGGTGCTTACTGGATATGTTGAGGTTTTAACTAAACAAGGCACGGCAGATGGTATTAGCTATAATATTGAGGGGAGAAGCAAGACTGGTGATTTAATAGACAGTTCTATTAATAGAAAAACATACAAACAAAAAGAGTTCAAAACACTTGTTAAAAATGTTTTATTAGATAATGATTTTGCTAATATTAGTGTATCAAGCGATTTATTTTTTATTAAGATTGATAGCAATCCTATTGTTGATAAAAACGGCGAAACTATTTTTGAATTTTTAGATAGAATTGCAAAAAAAGCACAAGTTTTATTAATAACTAATAATAGTGGCGATATTTTAATAACAAGAGAAGGCGACACTAAATTAAGTGGCGGTTTATTTTTGGAAACTGCTAGCATAAGAAATAACATTTATGAATATCAATTAGAATTAACAACTGTTGATAGATTTAATAAAATAAAAATAACTTCGCAGACAACAAATACACAAGATGAGCCTGTATCACAAATGGCTATTGCTTATGATAACAACATAAGAAGCGGTAGAAAACTATTTATTAATGATAAGAAAGAAGCCAAGACATCTACATTATCAAAGCTAGCTAATTGGCATATTAATGTCCGCAGAGCAAAGGGCAGTAGATACACTTGTAAAACCAGAGGCTATTACACACAGGAAGATGAGCTTTTTGAGGCTAACAAGTTAATTAAGCTTGTTGATGATTATAATCTAATCAATGGATTTTTTCTAATACAGTCCGTTAATTACAATGTTAATACAAGTGAAGGTTGTTATACGGAACTAAATTTAGTTGAGGTGGGAACTTTTAGTCTTGAAGGTGTTGATAGTGCTTTCAATCTTAACAATGGCTCTCTTGGCAAAAACTTAATAAAATAATCAGGCTTTTACTTTTGATTGACCTGCCGTTAGTATCTGCACTGGATAAGTTCCTGCTGAATTGCCTTGTGTTATAACAACCTGCATAGTTGCATTTTGATTTAATACAAATGAAGTTGCTGTGCCTAGATTGATAAGTCCTGCAAAGGCAGTTGCATCTAAATTATTACCGCTAATAATAACATCACCATTAGCTTTAAATGTTATAGAATTCGTTGATTTAAAATTGCCTATTGCTTTTTCGTTAGTTGCTAATGTTGGTTGGGAACTTGGCAAATATGGCAATGCAAAGGCATTATTTAGACTTTCACCGATAATCAAACAAGGGCAATTAGCGGGAGGATTAGAGCAATCACCATAAGGCATAAACAATAATAAACTATGAATTGAATCATCTTTTAGTTTTACCTTGGCATATTTACCTTGTGTTGATATTATACTTCCCCTTTCGATTATTTCAATCATAAAAATAAATTGACAAATTTTAAAAACATTGTAAATATTAGATATAAACAAATTATTTTGCAAGAAAATGCTAGACATAAAATTAAATAAAAACAAAGATTATTGGGATATTGATTTTGAAAACGGCGATTTTGCCTTGACAAATTCTCTTGACACAGCCCTTTATATGTCTATTTTTTGCGAAAAACAAGCAACGGCAAGTCAAGTGTCTGATCCGCTTTTAAGAAGGGGGCATTTTACTAATTTATTTTATGAAAAAGAATTAGGTTCTTTTTTATGGTTTTACACTTATCAGCATAGCTTGACCGATATTACAATGCAAAATGCTAGAAAAACTATAAATGAAAGCTTGCAATGGTTAATAAATGATAAATTTGTTAGCAGTATAGAGGTTAATGTTTCAAAACAAAACAATACTTTAAATGCCGAGATTGCTTTAACTGGCTCACAAGAAAATACAAGATATTACAATTTAACAATAGTATGATAACTTTACCTACATTAAAAGAATTACAACAAAAAATACGAAACGACTTAATATTATCTATTAATTCAGGACAAACCGATCCAAGTAAGAAGGTAGACCCTAATATTAATAATAGTTTTATTGGGGGACTTGCAGATAGTATGTCTGCTGGTTTTAACGAGAATAATTACATTTTATTACAAGTATTAAACGAATTGTTTCCGCAAACAAGCCAACAACAGGATATTTTAGATATGTGGGGCAGTTTTTACCAAATAACAAGAAAACAACCTACACAAGCCGAAGGATATGCTATATTTACAGGCACTAATAACACATTGATACCTAACGGCACTTTTATACAAAAAGCAGATGGCACTCAATACACAACACAAACCGACACAACTATTTTAACACAATCAATATTAGCAAGTAGCTTAACAAGAGTAAATAGCACTGCTACTTTTACCGCTACGTCACCGCATAATTTAGCAACTGGAATGA